CGCTTCAATACCCTCATCAATGGAAAGTTTCGGCACTACGTCAAATCGCATTGAATAGTTTTCACCGTCGATTTCATACCCTTCACGCGCTAATTCACGCCGTGATTTCGCATCAGAACCAAACTCACGGTTATCGATATCATGTGGTCCATTGTGAGTTGCATATGTGTAGCCTTTATCTTTCAGCACTTTCATGTAATGACGCAGACCTTCACCGCTATTTGAGTAGTGATCAATAATGTGGAATTCCTCACCGACCTCACGAATAAACCAGATTGACGTTGAGTCGCCAACACCAATGTCCCAATACGTATGCACAGGTAAGTGTGAATTATCAGGAAGCGTACCAATGCGTTTATTTTCGTAGAGAAAGCGGAATTGCTTAGCGTAGTAAGCGCCTTCAACCGATTGCTGGAATGCCTCAGACGGTATTGACGGGTATTCCCGCTTCATATCATCGCCGAGTGTTTTCTCTTTGGCGTAGTACCACGCTTTCTGGCGCTCATTAAGGTGAACACCATGTTTGCTTGATATTTCATCAAAGTAATCAACTAACCGCTGTGGCAGTTGTTCCACAGGATCAATGGAGTATTCAGGATTCTTCCACCAGGAGAAGAAAAAGAATTTCCAGTCTAAGTTAGAGAGGGCTTTACTCTGAATTTGTGCTTTCTCAGCAGACTGGCAGTAATCAAAAAAATAACCTGCTCGACCTTCAGCTGTACTTTCAATCGTCGTGAAACAATCGCTTGATACCGCCTCAAATGCACCAGTGACAATCTCACGAGCCTTATCTGGGTACTTAGCGCATATCTTGCCAAATTCAGAAATATGCAAGTAACGAAGCGTTCCACCGCGAAAAGAGGTACTTACGTAAAGTGAACCGCCATTACTGAAAACTAGCTCACCAACAGAGTCATTCTTTGCAGGGTTCGCCCTTCGAATTACTGCAGGTAAATTGTCATATGCGTATTTAACCTTCTCTCTAAATAATCGCTTGGCATCATTTAAGGTGTGAGCAATTAATGCGCATTTTGCTGATTCAAATAAAGCCGCATCTAATTGAACGATACAAACTAACGTTGTAAAACCAAGCTGGCGAGCTTTTAAAATGATATTGCGTGTGTGCATACCATTAAAATATTCAAACTGCTCAGGCGTCATTCTAAATTTTACTTTCTTACCTTTTTTATCAGTAATGAAATAGAGATTATTTAAACGCCAAAACCTATCCTTTAAATTCTTTTTTAATATTTCAAATTGCTGATTTTTTGCAGCCATATTATGACTCCGATGATATCTCTCTCAGCAACTCTGCCATTTGCTCATCTACTGAATGTTCAATTTTCTTCGGCGGCTCCCAGCCCTGCATATCAGCCAATTGCTTAATCGCGGCTTTAGGATCATGAAGCTTTAATTTGATGCCATCTTTACTTGCCGTAAGTTCAGATATTGCCGCTAGTGCTTTAGGGTCTTGTAGTGCAGAGTCTTTAAACCTCCACACAGATTGAATAACTGGATTGCCGTCGTCATCAACTCCCATGTTGTGCTCACTGAATTCAACCATTTCTGATACTGAACTACGTCCGATAGAAGAAAGTCTCTCCAGCGCTTCCTCACGGCTCATAATCGCATTAGAAATGGCTACCTCATTCATTGCATCTAAGAACGATTTAACCTTAGGATTTCTTAGGATCTCGCTTGCTGATGAGTATGCTGTGTCGTCAGTCTTTGCCTTATAGCCAGCTTGCTTGTAAGCATCTATTTGATTGAGTCCTTTCAAGATGCCTAACACGAATTTCTGTTGTAACTTTGTTAGGGCATCAAAAAGAACTTTCTGCTCATCTGTGAGCGTTGGTTTATTTTGAGCCATACCCTTTCCTTAATATTTACTGTTCAACCACTGGTACATATTTAATATCACTAATCTCATCAGGTGATATGTATACCCATGAGCCGTCGAGTGATGCGATACCGATTAACCCGCTAGTCACACGAGGCTCTTTAGTGGTCATCATGCCTTCGTATGTGGTGCCGTCTTTCTTAGTTGCTATTACGTGATATTTTTCTGACATGATTACTAGCCTTCTTTCAATACATCATGAAATGCCTTAGCAATAGTTTTGATTTGACGAACATTTCCACGACCAGTAACGATGATTTTTCTAACATTTCCAGCCTGACACAAACAAGCCTTCAAGTTGCCATTAGTTATATCCACCTTCGTTACAGCCCCTGTGGTCGTGGCGTCTATGTTGTAATTTTTCATATTCCACCCAATAAAAAAGGCCACTAGGGCCTATTTGGTTTTCTGTTTGTTGACTAACTTACCTAACTCGCGTTCGACGATTTCAGCAACTATCCTGCCATCATCAACTCTGCCACAGTGTAAGTATTCAAGCGATTGCTGTAATTGACGATGGAGAGTATCTAGCCAGTCTTTTTCTTTCTTGGTCAATGAGTTGCTCCTGCATTTTCGTAACGACAATTATCAGGTGGAACTAGAGTACCGTACTCATCTCTAACACCAATATCAGTAAGCATGTCACCGTATTCATGAACAAGAGCATTCATGTATTTAATTCCGCGCTTACTTAATTCTGGTATTTTGCCACCACAGATAACCACGCCTTTTGACGGAGTCTCATCAAACTCTTTAAGTAATTTTGAATAGAATCTGGCACGATAACTGTCAGTCATTCTATCTTTTGGGTACCCATCTAGCAGACCGTGAAGAAATGACTTACTGACTTCAATATCCCCTGTCTCATATCTATAAATAGGTCTGCGCCACACGGATATCAGATAAAGCAAATAAGCCTCGGCTACTTGGCCACAAAAAAAATCACAGGCATATAATGGATCATTCATTACTTACCCTCCAATAGATCAGGTATAGTCATTTGAATTTCATTAGCCAGTAGCTTTCGTTGCGATTCAAGGTGATTTTTCTCACCACCAACACCCCACCTATTCATAATCCTTGCAGCAGTGCTTACCCTTTTCTTTTTACTTTGGTATTCAAGTTCAAGTTTATTGGCTTGCGCAAACTTGCTTAGGTGACCAAGAACAAACTCCCTGAATGTTTGGTATACCTTTACCTCAAAAGCAGCAGATAACCATGATGCATATCGTAGCGCGATAATCTCATGCGCCCATGTGCCACGATTATTACCGCCATTAACAACTTTAAGTATTTGATTTTGTTCCAGAGTGACTTTTAGCACTCTGGTTGCTTCTTCAACAAATTCTTTCACTCCATCAGCTTTTAAAAACTGACTTGGTCGCTGCCATTCTTTAGCTATGCCGCCAGATATCGCAGCCCTATGAAGATCATTTAAGTTGTAAGCTCCATATTCGTTGCTTCTAACTCGAGTATTCTCAATAACAATAGTTGCGTATTGCATAGTGCTATCCTTACTTAGTAATGAACCCTTGCCACATAGGAAATCAGCCCATCGAAGCAGCACCAGCTATAACTGATCACCTCAAAGGCTCATTCCTAAATAACGGCTCGATGTTTATTAGATGTGTGTGCATGTGGTGCACAGAGTGAAATGCGTAGAGTTCGCAACCATCATCACGTATCACTACGTTAATCAGGTCGCTTCTAGTCTGTTCCTAGCAGTCAAGATATGATCACTCTCCTTAATGGATAAACGACTTATCTAATTGCTGATATATATATTTACTTAAGCTATACTAAGTAGCTATCGCTACACTTTGATTGATATATTGTTAGTATTGCCCAGCCTCCCGTGCTGGGCTTTTTTATTCTTTTGGAATGCTTTTATCCAGTTCTTCACGGAATTTAACTGGATTATCTGAACCTTCTACTGCCATGATATTTCTCCATTAAAAAGCCCCGCTATTGAGCGAGGCATTCAGTGTTGATGTAGTTCTGCAAATACAAAGTTTGCTGTTCGTTCTCGACTATCATTTCTCTGAGACGTAGATAATCTTGTTCAACTGCTTTGTTAAGTCGTGCGGTGGCTTCATTGCTTCCG